TGCCGAACTCCTTCACCCGCAGATCGATGTTGTTCTCCAGGCTCAGTTCCGCGGCCGTCAGCGTGAAGAATCGATTCGGAACCGCCCCCATCCACACCTGCCCGAGATGGCCTGGCACGATCGTGTAATCGAACCCTGCCTGCAACGGCTCGCCAGGAAACTGGCTTAGATTGCCCGCGCCGCTCGAAAAGCTAGCGCTATCGAGCAGGTCCCTCGATGGTCCCGCAAACTCGAACTCATGAAAATCGCCGTTCACCTTCACGCGCATGGTGTTCACCGCCGCGCCATTCAGGATTCGCTGTACCGCCGTCGAGGGATCCCAGAAATCGAAAATGCTCACGCTTCCTAGGTCTGTCGCCAGTTTGTAAGTAATGGTCGTCCCCAGCGCCGATCCCGCCAGCGGCGGACTCGAGAACGGCGCGTTCAGAAACACGGTCGTCGAATCCTGAATCGCCGCCACAAACCGCACATCGCCGGAAAACGTAACCGCCTGGCCTACGATCAGCCCGTGTGGCGCTGCAAACTGGATCTCGTTTCCTCCTGTAACCGACGCCACCGTGCCTCCGGTGAAAAACACCGGCGTCCCGCCCGTCGCCGCCTGAAATAAAGGACCGTGACTCGGCGGAGCCGCCTGGTTCGTCCACTCCGTCATGAATGTATCGAGTCGGAAGCTCGTTCTTTTCCGAATCCTGTTCGGCAGTCCCACGAACGTCCGGCTTCCCGTCTTGTCCCGCCGGCCGGTTTGCTCGGGAACTTGCTTCGCCGAGAGACTCACCGCCGGGATCCGGTTCTGTCCCGTAATCGCCGGCACATCACCATAATTCGACTCGAGAGCAACATAAAACCGGTTATTATTCGACGAAATGTAACACGGCATCAGTATCCGGCTCCTTCACTTTGACAAATCCACTTCCACCATCACCTTCGCCACCTGCAGAAAATTCTTCCCGCCATGCTGCACCGGCTCGAACGTCACCTCGTAGCCTCCGGTGAAGAAAGCGCCCTCGCCCCAGCTCCCTCGATTCGAATCGAGCACCTGGGTCACCGCGTCGACGTAGAGCTGAAGCTGGATCCCGATTCCTTCCATCCTGTCCTGCGACACACGGATTTCCACCAGCGTCCGCACTTTCCCGGAGAATGTGCGGAACTTCTCGGTAAGCAGGTTCCGCACCCGGTCTGCGTACACGTGCATTACCGGATACTTCACTGCCTGGCTGCGTTCCGCCAGGGCAATCGCGACATTTTGATTGATGATGTGCTCCGGAGAAATCGGGGCGAGCGAAACTCCCCACTCGCTCGCCAGGTTCGCCACCGCGGGACCGACCCCCGTGTCCGGGGCGGTCAGAAGCTCAATCAGTTTCCGCGTCGCGACGCTTCCTGCCTGCGCCATGGCCTCATCCTCTCCTCAACATCGCGCCGCCGATGATATACGCATCCGCCGCCTGCCCATTCCCGGGCGGCCTTCCCGCCACGAGTCCCGTCGCCGGAATTGTGAAGGTCTGTCCGTTTGGTATCGCGGCCGCATTTTGCAGCGTCACTGTCGCCGCTGAAAGTCCGATGTAGACGTTGAATCCTGTCGCGGTCGCCGGCGGGTTTGCGGCCTGCACTACCAGCAGCGCCCCCGCAGGAGTATCGAAGGTCGTCAGGTCGCTTGGCGCGCCCTCCTGCCCGCCCGCGGATAGCCAGCTCGCTTGTACGTAATACGTCGTCGCGGGGATCAGTCCCGGAACGACGCTCAGCACCGGCTTCTGCGCTCTCGGAATCGGATTCAACGCCAGTCCGATCCCAAACCGGATCGTGTGCTGTCGCGCATTTTTCGCTAGTTCACGATACTCCTGAAATTTCGGCCGGTACCGGTCATTGAGCTGGTTGTTGAATGCGTCCCGGTACACGACCTCGAGCGTGTGCAGCGCATGCCACCGTTTCAGCTGTGGCGTAACCACCACGTCCGACACACCGATCAGCCGTCGGATGTTCGACTGCGGATCTGCCGCTCGCGTATGATCGAGCAGGATGTCGAGAACATCTTCCCCCACCTCATCGGCCGCCAGCCCCAACTTCGCGTCCAGATCGATCATCTCGACATTCGCCACGTCAAGGATCGATGTCTCGTACACTCGCAGGGCCTCGATGTCATTCGGATTGCCGTCTGTCAGCAGCGCCATCACTCGCCCCTATGCTCTCCTCCGCACCTTCAGCGAACTCCGCAATTCCCGCAGTTCTGCCTCGCTCAGAGCCGCCTCTTGTTGCGAAGCCTTCCACGCGCTCTCCGTGTCGGCACGGAATTGCGCCGCCTCCTCAGGAGTCGCAAGCTCTGCCTTCTCTTCTGCCACTAGGCGCGCCGCCACCGAGCGGGAAACGTCCGCTTTGACACCCGGCTTTCCTCCGTCTGGCGTTTCTCGGCTAACGACAACAACGAAAGGTTCCGTGATTCCAGGCTCAATCTTTCGAATTTTCTGATAATAGATCCGCAAATCCATTCCGTCTCCCCGTGACCCCAGCTTTAGAGCGGGCCCGTTGGCCCGCTCCCGCTGTTTTTTTTAGCTGTTCACCTGCACACCAAAGCTGTTCCGCAAGACGCCTGCGCCGTAAAGCACGTCCACCGTGAATTGCTGTGCCAGCGTGTTCGGCTGGTAGCTCATCGTGACTCGCATGCCAAAGTTTCCCAGCTCGGCGTATTCTGCGATCGCGCCCGTCCCCGGCAAAGGCTGCGGTAGCCGCCGGACAACCAACCCGATCGCATCGCGCGCGAACGCAAGGTTGTGCGTCGTCACCGGGCTGCTGCCCGTCTTGGCCACGAACTGTGACCGAAAGATATAGAAGTCCTTCATCTTGCCGACTGCGCCATCCACTAGCGCTCGCAAGCCCGCTTCACCCGCGGTATTGAACTCACTGAACCGTGGGATTTGACGCAGCTGCGAGTATGTGCCCGAGTCCACCACCAGGTACTTCGCGGCGCTCGCAGGCGCCTTGGCCGCGAACAGAGTCGTCTCTGCCGCGTCCACCACCGTTTCCGTGATCGGCGTGCCGCCCGTTCCCACCGCCGCATTGGAAGTGCACAGCGGATACAGCGACAGAAGGTCCGATTCGATTCGCTCGGCCAGTGCCACCACCGCCGCCTGCATGTATAGCCTCAGCAGGTCCGGTACCGCCAGAACCTTCGTCACGTCCGGAATCTGGAACGTCGCCTCCGCGTGCGTGTTCAGGATGATCTGAGCGTTTCCGAGGTTGGGGTTCTGCGTCTGCACCGTCCCTCCCTCCGCGATGTTGTTCGCCACCAGCGTCGGCGGAATGGGCACGTTTACTGTGTCACCCGCCTGCGCCAAGGTTGGCTCATAATCGCGATTCACCAGGTTCCCCATGACGAGGTTCCCCATTAAAGCCGGTAGCGCGTCCGCGGCCACTAGCTTGACAATCGCATTCGCTAAATTTGCTGATGTAATAGCTGGCATTTCTTCTCCCGTTTCAAATTGATTTACCGACTGTGTTGGCCGTTTTTCACACTCCGCGCAGCGTCTGCGACGCCACGCGTGCGATCTCCTGCCGAACCCTTTCCATTTCCTCCGCGCTCATGCCCGGCCGGATCCTGTCCATGTCTACCTTCACCTCTCCCTGCGCGGTCCGTTGTCCCGCGCTCGCCCCCGAGCCGCCCGTCAGCCGCGCCGGCAGCAATTCCGGATTCTCCGTGACAAAATGCGTGAGATAGTCCCGAATCTCCGATCCTCCCTGCGCCAGCAGTCTTCCGTCTTCGCTTCGGTAGATGTCGTCCTTGACGGCCTTGTAGGCCAGGTCGACCTTCGATACGCCGAGCCGTTGCAGCTCGGCCCGAATCGCCGCGCTGCGTTCCGTCTCTTCCGCCTGGGCCCTCGTCCGTTGGTTCTCCGCCACCAGTTCATTGACGCGCTGCTCTAGGCTCTCGCGGCGCTTCCGCTCTTCCATCAATTCCGTCTTGTATGCGGGTTCCACCTTTCTCTGTTCGGATTTCACGAACTCCTCGATAACCGACTGCACAATTGAACGAATATCGTTCTGTTCCTCTGCCATCTTCCGGCTCCTGACTCCTTACGCTTCAATCTCCATGACCACTCTGTCCTTCACGTCCTGCCTCGCATCGCACAAGTATTTCAGCGCGAGCTTCTTGAAAATCTCCTTCTTGAGCGTCTCTGACTGGATCCCGAGCCCCAGCAGCCGCGCCGCGTCAGCCAAATCCGTGGTGAAGTCTCCGATGTCGAACTCGTCGATTCCCGTAACGCTGATCTCGAGGCCGTCTTCCCGAGTCGCTTCGATCGCCCTCAGCACTTTCCGGATTTGTTCCTTTACAGCGTCCCCGTACCCGCGCAGCACTTCTTGCGTGATCGAAAAGTCTATCTGCTTGCTGATTCCCGATTGCCGCGCCTTGTCCAGCGATCCGCCCGCCTGGGCCAGATAGCACACACGATAAATTTCCTCTTGCAGCCTCGTCAGGTTTTCTGCTGCGATCTGGTAGACCTTTCCCTCAGGCTCCGTCCACCCGAATCTGTCTCCCGGTGCGAGCTGGATGTAGTAGCTCTCGCCCACCATCTCGCTCCACTCCCGTTCGGAATAGACCACCGGCATCGCGAACAGTCCCATCGTCAGCGCCCACGCCAGCGCATTCGATTTGTTGAAGTGCTCCAACTGCAGCAGTCCAGCCCGGTTCAACATCCATAGGCCTTCCGGAATCCGCAGCGGAAAAAGCGGCACGCGGTCCAGTTTCGCCAGCCCGTGTATCCCCTCGTCCACCAGGGACACGTGCGCTTCATTCGTTTTCCGGAACACCCGGAACGTCTGCTTGTCGTAATACGTCCACTGCGTTTCCACACGCCATTCCGGATCTTCGACCCGATCCTTCTTAAGCAGCTTCGTCCGGATCACGACCCATTCGTAATTCCCGTGTTCGTCTACGCTCCAGTTGATGATGTCGTCCGCGGCATAATCCACCAGGTACGCCCTGGATGCGCCGAGTGCGTCTTCTTCGCCTCTGCTCCCGGCTCGTTGCGGCACCCGCGGAAAGTCTACGAGCACATAACTCGTACCCGTGATCATGCTCTCGATGAATTGCCGTCGGAAGAAATCGTTCAGGCCCGTCCCCTTCCGGTCGACATCATCCACGAGCGCCGCGAAAAATTTCTTTCCCGCCTCATTCCTGCCGCTGAAGGTCAGCACCGGTTCGCGGCGGAACAGCGTCGCCGCGTACCAATCCACAATCGAGCCGATGTAGTTTTCGTAAAACACCCGGCTCAACCTCTCCGCGTAAACGTCCCCCGGCTCCCTTTGCCGCCGGATCAGGTAGGTCTGCGCGTTAGCCCTGAGCTGCTCTCCACCCAGGTACAAGTCGCGATACTGCCTCCAAACCGCTTTTCGTGCCGCGTAGTCCGGATGCTCCCGATCAATATCAAACACGCTTCCGTCTCCCCACTCCTTCAGACCAGCCTTCTTCCCCGTTCCCCCACCCCGGCTCGGCACTCCTGCCACACCAGGTACCCCAGCGCATCCGACAGGTGCGTCCGGCGCGGATCCCTTTCCTTGTCGACGATCATGCTGTTCTCCTTGTACGTCACTTGCTCGAAATCTTTGATCAGCTCTTTGCACCGCGGATGAACTCGTAGCATCCGCTCACCCGCCGCCGACGCGAGCCTGGCGTTCACCAGCATCACGCGCTCGCGAACCGCCGGATTCACCTGCGGAATCCGGAATCGCACGTCGCCATACGATCGGTCGCGAAAGAATCTCTTCAGAATCGCGACATCGGTGGTCCCCGACGTCTGCAAACGCGCCCCTGTCGCGTCCGCGTAAACCACCAATCCACACCCGTGGCTCGGAAATCGCCGCGCGAACTCCTCGCATGCGTCGTGCGTGCTCGCGCGGCTCAGTACGATCTCGTCCAGCACCGCCACTTCCTCTCCATTCACCTGCGCTATCACCGAACACATCGGATCCACGTTAAAGTCCAGCGCCCACAGCAGCGGCCGCGTCTCGTCGACTTCCGTCTCCGCCGCGTTCCCCTTTCGTTCGAAAGCGTAATAAACTCGGCCCGCATGGAGGCTCAGGTATTGACCCAATACCTCCTGTTGGTAGAACCGCCCGTCGTAACTGCTCTGCAGCCGCTCGTAATAATCCGGAATCCGGTCCAGGAGGTGCCGGTTTTCGAACGGTTTCGCGATCACGGTCTCATAGCCAGCCACCGGCGACGCTATGAACCGCTCGTAGACCCAGTCGTACCCCTTCGGCGTCCATACCGCGAATCCGCACAGCCGCGAAGCCTTCGGGTCCCGCAATCGCCCCTCCAGCCGCAGCCACGCCTCTTCGGCCGTGTACGTCAACTCATCCAGTCCGAACCAGGCCAGGTTGCTGCCGCGTAGCCTCTCGAACTCCTCCACCGCCCGGAACAGAATCTTCGACCTTGTCTCGCGCAGCACCAGAAAGTTGTCCGCGCGATTCAGATCGTACGGAATCCGGTTCCCGTCCAGGATCTCCACCAGCGCCGCCTGCGTCGCATCCCGCAACATCGGGTATGTCGGGGCCCCGATCAGCCCCGTCCGGCCCGGATTCAGGTAACTCAGCTTGATCGCCTCCTGGCAGAGCGCTTGGCTCTTTCCGGATCCGATCGGTCCCGAAAACCCCTTGAACCGCGCCGCCGAATCGTGAAATTTCCGCTGCGAAGGAAGCGGGCTGTACCCTATTCGCCGGAGTCGGATTCCTTCTCCGGTTCGATCCATGTCACTTTGATCTCCGCCGGCTGCTCCTCCTCCAATTCCTTCTGGAGCTGAACCAGGCGGATGTAATCGCCCAGCGTCGCCTTTACCTCGTTCCCTGT